AACTTAAATATATAAAAAACATGATGAGTTCATTAGACGCCGTATTGGCACAGTACGAAAAAGCACAACAAGGGGGCGGGGCCCAAAGCAAGATGTCGCAAGACGAAAGAATGAAAAAGTATTTCGCTTGTATCCTCTCTGACAAAGAGAAATCAGGACAACGTAGAGTACGTATCCTACCAACATCAGATGGTTCTTCACCATTCAAAGAAGCATGGTACCACGAAATTCAAGTAGGTGGACAATGGAATAAATTCTATGACCCAGGAAAAAATGATAACGAACGTTCACCTTTGAATGAGGTTTACGAAGAGTTGATGTCTACGGGTAAAGAATCGGACAAAGAATTGGCAAAACAATACAAATCTCGTAAGTTTTACATCGTTAAAGTTATCGACCGTGATAACGAAGCTGATGGTGTTAAATTTTGGAGATTTAAACACAACTATAAGAATGATGGTATCTTGGATAAAATCATTCCGATTTGGAGAAACAAAGGTGATATCACTGACCCTGAAAAAGGACGTGACCTTATCATCGAATTGACTAAATCTAAAACACCTGCAGGTAAAGAGTACACAAGTATTTCAACAATTATGTACGATGACCCTAATTCAGTTCATGAAGACAAAGCTCAAGCTGACGCTTGGATTAATGATGAGTTGACTTGGTTGGATGTATATTCTAAAAAACCTGTTGACTACCTTGAGGCAATTGCTCGTGGAGAAACTCCGAAGTGGGATTCTGAAAAAGGTGGATACGTTTACGCAAACGATGTTGAATCAACAACATCTATCGGTGGTGGAAAATCTACACCAATCGTTGACCCACAAGCAAATGATGAGGTTGACTCTGAATTACCATTCTAATTAAACTGAGCTTGGACACTTATTTAGACATAGTGTCCAAGCTCTTTTCTTTTATAAAAAAATAACACATGCAAAACAGAATAGGAAAAAGAATGTTTGAATCTCTTGTATTGAAATATGAGAGTGAAGTTGCTGAAGCTGAGGCAACATTAATGGTTTATATGGAGAACGCAGTGGGTATTGGAGAACACCCACAACATTTGGAAGAAATGGATAATTTTGTTGAAAAACTAGCAAACGCTTCAGATAAACTTGTAACCCTAAAAGAATTTTACTCAAATCATTATGGCAATTAAAAAGAACGATTTTAGTTCAGTAAAGAAAAAATTCTCTACGTCGGCTAAGTACAAACCACAAAGATTTTTTGACTTAGGTCCTGACTTCTTGGATGCAGTTGGACTACCAGGTCCTGCGATTGGACACTTGAATATGTTCTTGGGTCACTCTGATACGGGTAAAACAACTGCTTTGGTTAAAGCTGCGGTTGATGCTCAGAAGAAGGGTATTCTACCTGTGTTTATAATTACAGAACAGAAATGGTCTTTTGAACATGCAAAACTTATGGGGTTTGAATGTGAGGAAGTAGTTGATGAAGAAACGGGTGAAATTGATTGGGATGGTTTTTACATATTTAACAATGACTTTGATTACATCGAACAAATCACAGACTACATCAACAGTTTATTAGATGCTCAAGAAAAAGGTGAATTGGATTACAGTTTATTATTCTTGTGGGATTCTGTTGGTTCAGTTCCTTGTAAGATGACTTACGATGGTAAAGGTGGTAAACAACACAACGCATCTGTATTGGCAGATAAGATTGGTATGGGTATCAACCAACGTATCTCAGGTTCACGTAAATCTGATTCAAAATATGAAAACACTTTAGTTATTGTAAATCAGCCTTGGGTTGAATTACCTGACAATCCATTTGGACAACCAAAAATTAAAGCAAAGGGTGGTGAAGCTATTTGGTTAAACTCATCTTTGGTATTCTTATTCGGAAACCAAAAAGGTGCGGGAACAAATAAAATCACTGCGACAAAAGACAAAAGAAGTGTTAAGTTTGCAATCAGAACAAAAGTATCCGTAATGAAAAATCACATCAATGGATTGGGTTATGAGGATGGAAAGATTATTGTGACACCACACGGATTCTTGGCAGGTAAAGAAGCATCTGAAGAGAAAGTTTCTATTGAAAACTACAAGAAAGAATATGCGGAATATTGGAAAGATATTCTTGGTGTTAATTCGGTAGATTTTGAACTGAAAGAAGAAAAAGAAGATTAGTATATTGTTTCACCCTTTAAATCACAAATGTGATTAAGACACTATTAGTAGACGGTAATAATTTATTTAAGATAGGATTCCACGGAGCCAAAGATGTTTTCAACAACGGAGACCACGTGGGCGGAGTATACCACTTTGTGAATATACTCCGTAAATTCCTTGAAGAACACAACCATGATAAAGTTGTTGTGTTTTGGGATGGTGAATCAAATTCATCCATCAGAAAGTCTATATACCCCCAATACAAAGAAAACAGACGAGAGAGTATGAATGAGTATAAATACGAATCGTATTTGTACCAAAGGTCTCGTGTCAAACAATACCTTGAAGAAATTTTTGTAAGACAAATTGAAGTTGAGGACAACGAAGCCGATGACCTCATCGCTTACTATTGTAAGATATCTAAAGACGAACAGATTATCATTTTTTCTGCGGATAAAGACCTCACACAACTTATCTCTGAGAATGTGACTATCTACTCCCCAATCACAAAACAGTACTTTAAAAACGGAGACATGATATCCATCAACAAGGTGGACATACCCCACTATAATGTATTGTTAACAAAAGTGTTTACGGGAGATAAATCGGACAACATTGATGGTATTCAGGGACTTGGAGAAAAAACATTAGTCAAGTTATTCCCTCAATTGCAGGAGAAACCATGCACTATCGAAGAAATCTTGGATTATGCACGAAATATCCCGCAAGACAAACCTTCAAAAACATTAACAAATCTTTTGACAGGCAAAACAAAATCAACTATACTTGGTGAAGAGTTTTATACAACAAACAAAAAGATAGTCGACCTTACAAACCCTTTAATCACTGCCGATGGAAAAGAATTAGTTGAACAAATTTTAACAGACACTATAGACCCTACAGATAGGGGATATAAGAACTTAATGAGAATGATGATGGAAGATGGTCTCTTTAAGTATCTACCCAAGGACAATGAAGCTTGGGTTAACTTCCTAAAACCCTTTATGAAATTAACAAGAAAAGAAAAAAGAAATACAAACAAAAATTAATTATGAAAGAGCAAGACAGCACCAAAATGGAATTCTTATTGACATTGAATGACAACATCGTAGTTCAAAGATTCTTTAATGTTCGTGGGTACAACCCAAAGGCAAAAAACTCATTGGAGTTATACGACTTTGTGAAACGACTTAAAGATGAGTTGGAATACAACTTGAAGATGAAGACTGTTGTTTATATGATGGATAATAAAGACTCCATTGTTTCCGACCCGTCTATCATGGACACATCGTTCACTGAAGGTAGTGAGCAATTTAACATTTACATCAAAATTGGCGAGCAGACAATTTGTCATAGATATTTTGATGGAAAAGTATTCCCGCCAAAAGTTCGTTATACAGTTGATGTACGACCATTTTTGAAAGACGTTTTACGAGAATTAACTGACATTTTTTCAGGCCAAAAATTATCTTTTGATTATTTGAGCTTTGACTTAAAGTAAGGTATATTTAATAAAACAGACGAACAAAAAAATACAATATGAACAAGAATTTTGACTACTTAGGGAATACATTCCAAATACAACTTTTAAACCAACTTATCGTGGATAAAGAATTTTCAACATCAATTATGGATGTTATTGAGAGTTCTTATTTTGATAACAAATACTTCAAGATTATCTTGCAAATGACCAAGGAGTACCACGCAAAATACCAATCTACCCCTAACTTCGATACTCTTGAACAGATTGTAAAATCTGAAATTTCACAAGAATTAGTTGCAAAAATTGTCCTTGACACTATCAAACAAGTAAAAGATGCTCCATTTGAAGGAACAATGTTCGTTCAAGAGAAAGCGTTAAAGTTCTGTAAACAACAAGAACTTCAAAAGGCAATGGACAAAGCCCAAAAAATCATTACAGAAGGTGACTTTGAATCTTATGACAAAGTTGAGAGTTTGGTTCGTGAGGCATTACAGGTTGGTGAAAAAGATACAGGTACAACTGATATCTTCTCTAACCTTGAGACAGTACTTGATGAGGACTTTCGTCACCCAATTGCTATTGGAATACCAGGGATTGACAGATTACTTAAAGGTGGTTTGGCAAAAGGAGAAATTGGTGTTATCTTAGCACCTACAGGTGTTGGTAAGACAACTATCCTAACAAAGATTGCGAACAATGCGTTTAATCTTGGGTATAACGTTCTTCAAATCTTTTTTGAGGACAACCCAAAGATTGTACAACGTAAACACTTCACACTTTGGACAGGTATTGAACCAGACAACTTGGTAAAACACAAAGATGAGGTAATGGCTAAAATCACAGAAATCAAAGAAACGATGAAGAACGAGTTAATCTTGAAAAAACTCCCATCGGATTCTATGTCAATGAACCAAATCAAAAACCAAATCAGAAAAATGATTGCTGACGGTACAAAGATTGACTTGGTTCTTTTGGACTATATTGATTGTGTGGTTCCTGAAAGCTCAAGTAAAGATGAATGGAAAGCTGAGGGTTCGGTGATGAGAGGTTTCGAGGCGATGTGTCACGAACTATCATTAGTTGGATGGACAGCTACACAGGGTAACAGAAGCTCTATATCTTCTGAGGTTGTTACCACCGACCAAATGGGTGGTTCTATTAAGAAAGCACAAGTTGGACACGTTATCATTTCCGTGGCTAAAACTTTACAACAAAAAGAAATGAACTTGGCAACCATCGCTATTACCAAATCACGTATTGGTAAAGATGGGGTAGTGTTTGAGAACTGTAAGTTCAACAACGAACTACTTGAAATCGATACAGAAACATCTGTAACGTTCTTAGGTTTTGAGGAACAACAAGAGGAAAGAAAAAGAGACAGAGTTAAGGAATTACTCGAAAAGAAAAAACAACGAGAACAACAGCAACAACAATCGTAAAAAAACAAAAAAACAATTATGGAAAAAATATTAATGGAGAACCCTAATAGGTTTGTTATCTTCCCAATTCAGCACAACGACATTTGGGAATACTACAAAATGCACCAAGCAGCTTTTTGGACAGCGGAAGAAATTGATTTGACAAATGACATCAGAGATTGGAATAATCTTTCAGAGAATGAACAATATTTCGTTAAGAATATTTTATCATTCTTTGCGGCATCTGATGGAATTGTTAATGAAAACTTGGCAGAAAACTTTTATCGTGAAGTACAATACCCTGAAGCAAAGTTCTTCTATGGTATGCAATTGGCAATGGAAAACATTCACAGTTTGATGTATTCACTTCTTATCGACACTTATATATCAAGTGAGGAGGAAAAGAATTTATGTTTCACGGCATTGGACAACTTACCTGCAGTTCAAAAGAAGGCTAAATGGGCTTTGGATTGGATTGAAAATGCTTCGTTCCAAGAAAGATTGGTTGCGTTTGCGGCGGTTGAAGGTATCTTCTTCTCAGGTTCATTCTGTTCAATCTTTTGGTTGAAATC